GTGTTCTTGTTTCTTTTAACCACATTGGAGTTATTATCATGGCCTTTGCGCCTTCCTCTCCTGTCACTGGTGGACCGCAGACGGGCTTTACTAGCCCGACTTACACGCTCACTAGTGACACGGCACCGGATGCGACTGGACGTCAGTATGCTGTTACCACGATTGGTGGTACGCAGACCGGCGTTAATGCTCATTCGGCTTCTTCGCCCTTCACCATCACTATGTTCCGGCCCAAGGTCTTCAAGACCCTGAGTGGACGTAATGGGGTGACGGGTGAGTACCTTCGTGTCGGCAAGAACCAGTGGAAGTTTATTGTCCGAAAGGGCACAACTCCCGCAGCTGATCAGCCGTACTCGCAGCTCAACGCGACGTTGACTTTTGACGTCCCGAGCGGCTCGGATACGTATGATTCGGCCAATGTTCGCGCCGCTTTGTCACTGCTTGCTGGAGTCCTTTGGGAATCCAGTAGCGATATCGGAGACAGCATCACCAGTGGAATCCTTTGAGGGAGTTGTTTTATGACTCTTTCAAAGGCCAAACTGAAGAAGCTCATCGGATACATCGCCAGCATCGTCTGCTTAGTATTTCTGGGAGAACCTTTTCTCGGCAGTACGGCAGACGTCATCTCAACGCTTAGTGCAGACGATCAGCCCCAAAAGGCTGATAGTTACAATAGGTATTGAGACCGCTGGGAGTGACATTGTAAAACACGAAGAGGAGAAGCCTTGTGATCAGTCGATCCGACGTTCTTTACTCTTGCCTACAGGCAGATTTGGCACATCTAGATACGAATGTATCTGTGACGACGCCGAGTGCAACTGTCAAGCAAGTAGCAGCAAGCCAGCTTTTGGGCTCCTTCTACAAAAAATATGTAGACAGGACAAACCCTGACGCTGACGAACTGGCCTTGTTGAAGTTTGAATCCATTAACCGCGACTGCGGGAACTGGGTTCCACTCTGCGAGACTTGGGAAGACGAGTTGATCGGATGTCTCAAAAAAGAGATATACGACTTCCTCTACCCGTCTGGAATGCCGTTGCTCACTGACCATTTTCAAATCTTTGAGAATGGTCGTGTGGGCCCCGGCGCTTCAGTTGGGGCTAAGGGGTATGACTTCTATACGAAGTTATTCTCGTCTCCTTTGTCAGCCACGTCTACCTCCTTGTACAAAATGTACGGGGACTACGTTTCCAACTACCCATTGTGGCGTGATGCGGAAAATCACCGCAAGGCCCTACATGGGGAGTATGATGTAGTCGCAGGTAGTCGGTTGCACTTCGTCCCGAAGACGGTCGACATATCTCGACTGATTTGCGTTGAACCTTCACTGAACATGTTTGGTCAGTTAGGTATTGGCGCAATCCTGGAGCGCAGGCTGGATCGATACTTCGGTATCGACCTTTCTGTGCAACCGGATATCAGTAGAGAACTTGCTAAGCTGGGTTCAATGCGTGACGACGATGAGTCGTTTGTTACGATTGACTTGGCTTCTGCTTCTGACTCTCTTAGTATGAAGATGCTGGAAAATGTTCTTCCC